TGGCATAGAATTATAATATCTTCAGGATCGGGATCTGCTTTCTCAAGAGTTGTAGTATAGGCTTTAAATATAGAATCACTCCCTACAATTAATTTTACCTCTGTTCGGCACCTAGATAAATAGGACACTAGTTTTTGAGTTGTAGCACTTAGATCTCTAGTTCGTGTACATATAAAAGCATGAATTCTCATCAGTCTATAATAGAAAAGCCAGTGTAAAATTTCAAAATAATTATGGATAAAAAAGACCTAGTTCAAGAATTTCAAAAGTGTAAGACTGATCCAATACATTTTATTCGTAACTACATCCGAGTGACCCACCCTATTCGGGGGCTGGTTAGCTTTGATTTGTATAATTTTCAAGAAAATATTATTTCCCACTTACAGAGTAATCGTTTTAATATTCTAAGAAAATTTCGACAGGCGGGTTGTACGACAATAGCAGCCGCATACTCTTTGTGGATGGCTATTTTTCAGCAACGAAAAATGATTGTTATTATATCAAAGGGAGATGCGGAATCAACGGAACTGCTGGATAGAATCAAGTTAATGTACGATGAGCTTCCTGCTTTTCTAAAGCCAGGGATTATAGAAGATAACAAACATACCCTGAAACTGCAAACTAATTCAACAATTAAGTCTCGTCCGTCAGGTAAGCAATCAGGCCGATCACTTGCTGGATCTTTACTTATTGTAGATGAAGCGGCGTTTATTGATAATATTGATACTATCTGGGCTGCGGTTTATCCAATTATCTCTACTGGAGGGCGGGCATTTATTTTGTCTACTGTGAATGGTATGGGTAACTGGTTTTATGATACCTACACACAGGCGATAGAGGGGAAAAACTCGTTCAATGCAATTGATATTAACTGGGAGAGCCACCCAGAATACAATAGAACTGAAGGGTATGAGTGGCTGTATGATATAATGCTACGCCAGTCTCCCCCATTATTTATTGAAAACTGGGAAGAGGTAACCAGATCCAACATGCCCTTACGACAGTGGAGGCAGGAATACGAATGTGAATTCTTGGGTACTGGGGATACCTTTATTGAGGGTAGTATTTTGAAAAATTTGGTGGAAGAAATTACAAAGGAATACTCAATCAAATACAATAATAGGATGAGAGTTTGGAAAGATCCTGAGCCTATCTATGACTACTTTATTAGTGCAGATGTCTCTCTAGGTAGGGATAGAGATTACTCAGCGTTCCATATAATCAATATGTATAATGGAGAGCAAGTAGCAGAATTCTACTCTAATAGAACACCAGTAAATGATTTTGCAGAGATTCTATCTAAGGAAGGTAGGCTTTATAATGATGCTCAAATTATTGTAGAACGCAATACCATTGGAAATAATTTAATTGATTGGTTGGTAAATATTTATGAGTATGATAACATGTGGTCAGATGAGAAAAATGAAATAGGTTTTCAAGTAAATACCAGAAATCGGGATATCTTGCTTGCTAGCCTAGAAGAGGCAATTCGAATGCGCATGTTAAAAATTAATTCAGAACGAACAACTAATGAATTACTGACCTTTGTATTTACAGAAACTGGAAGAGTAGAAGCGGACACTGGGAAACATGATGATTTAGTTTTTGCACTTTCTTTAGGTGTATACGGGCTAACTAGTATTATAGATAGTACTCCTTTAGAGTACACCAAAATTCCTCATAAAGAGAGGAAACCTTTGGCACCAACTGTATTAAAGAAAATACCACTACAAAGTTATGGTGGAGCAACTGAAGAAGATATACGATGGCTGATGAAATAAGACCTGATAATGATGAGATACTAGAAGAAGGCTACACCGAATTCGGTGGGACTAATACTCGTACCCCACTGGGGGGGAGGTCTTGGTTCTCTGCAACTGGGAAACTTGGGCAGTGGTTTTCCAAGTTCTTCGCTACAAAGGCTCAGCCCTATGTAGCAGATCAAGGAAAGATTGGGGATACTCCAACCGCCCCACTTGCAGGGGATACAGTCGTTACATCCGATGTCATAAAGAACGACGGACCTGTTGGGATGAGTATGTCCCGCACGACTCCTCAATTACCTGAGGTTGAGAGAAATAGGAAACTTCGATATCGTGAGTACGAAGGGATGGATGAGTATCCAGAAGTGGGAGCTGCGTTTGATATTTATTCAGATGACGGCACTCAATTGGATATAAAAGGGGAGCGTTGGATCATTAAGCATGATGACGAGATGGTAATTGAAGAAGTCCAAAAAATGTTTGAATCAATCAAACTTGATAGATTTTATTGGGATATCTTTAGAAATACGGTAAAGTATGGTGATTGCTTTACTGAGCTTATTCTAGATGTAGAGAAGCCTAAGCGAGGGCTTCAGCGAATAAAAATTCTTAACCCAAACTATCTGTTGCGGGTAGAAAACGAGTACGGCTATCTTACAGACTTCCTGCAAGAGATTCCTAGAAAGGGAGACTGGTCTGCTTACGGTGGGCAAGCACAAGAAATGTCAGAGAATGATTACATAACGCTTGATCGAAACCAAATTGTACATTTCCGCCTCCATACTTCTGACCCAGCATTCTATCCATATGGAAAATCTATCGCAGCACTAGCGCATCGTATATTTAGGTCTTTGCGGCTTATGGAAGATGCCATGCTTATCTATCGTCTTCAAAGAGCACCAGAACGACGAATTTTCTATATTGATGTGGGTAATCTTCCTACAACAAAGGCTGAAGTATTTATTGAGCGTCTTAAAGAAAAATTTAAGAAGGAAAAGTTTTATAACTCAAGAACTGGGCAAGTAGACGCTCGTTATAATCCTTTGTCTGTAGACGAAGATTTCTTCGTACCAGTTAAAACAGGTAACAACACAAAAATTGAAACTCTGCCTGGGGCGCAAAACTTAGGTGAGACTGATGATGTCAAATACTTTAGGGATAAGCTTCTAGCAGCCCTTAAAATTCCAAAAGACTATATTGTAGAAAAAGATCAGTCTCCAGAAAGAAAGGCAAACTTATCGCAGCTAGATGTGAAGTTTGCTAGAACTATTTTGAGAATTCAACACTCTATTGAAGTTGGATTAGAATCAATTGCCAAGAGACACCTCCAGCTTAAGGGATTTCCCATGGCCCTTATTAAGCAGCTAAGGATACAACTACCAGATCCCTCAGATATGTTTACAAAAAGAAAGTTGGATTTGGATGAGCAAAAGGCTAGGGTTGTGGGGGCAGTGTTAGGATTACAATTGTTCCCCAAGAAACATATATACAAAGAGTACTACGATCTTAGTGATGATGAAATTGAAGACTTAGAATCAGCATTAGACGAAGAGCTTGAAAAGCAGCAGGAGATGGAGGCTGTGATGGCTCCCCCTGGTATGCCTGGGGAGGGTATGGCTGGTCCTGATATGTCAATGGAGGCTGGGGGTCAAGAGCCTATGGAAAATATACCTGCTACAGCCATGCCAGAAGAAACTTTAGCAACTCTTGATAAGATTAAGAAAAAGATACTTAGGGAGTCGGGTTCCTCAGATTTTAAAAGTAAAGCCATAATTCGGGCTATAAATAAGATACAGAATAGAGTGGAATAAAACTAGATTACACTCTAGTATAATAAAGGTAGGATATTACTATGTTAGAAAGATTTTTTGATCAACGAGACACGACAGTTAAATCACTTATTAAATTAGGTGACTGTCTTGGGCGTTCTCTTCGTGAGAATATTGCTTTATTCAATATTGATGGCAACAAGGGTCGTGTTACTTATATTACGGAAAGTGATAACATCATTAATGGAGACTACACTATTGATAATGATATTGCGCTTGATAACATTGAAGTTATATCAGTTACGCAGTTTCGTGACGATAACGCTTTCGATGGCTATGTAAAGGAAAAAATTTCAGAATTTACACATAGTTTGTATGAAGATAATTTCAGTCAAGCTGATACTTCTTTTAGTGATATTCTTTCCCTATGGGAAAACAGACTAAAGTTTGATAAAGTTCGCAAACATCTAATTGAAAAGTCTATGAAATTTAGCAAGTCTTTAGAAATAGTAGGGACTGCGGAATTTAAGAACTTTCTTGAAATGCGCCCACAAATTACTGAATATCTTTCCGAACAAAAAGAAGCAATATCCAAAATACCAGAAGTAATAAACGCCTTTAAACTTGCTAATACTGTGTC